CTTCCCGTCCGCCTATGCTTCTGGGGCGATCGCCAAGTGCCGTAAGGTCGGTGCGAAGAACTGGGGCAATAAGGGTAAGACGTAATGGCAGTTCGTAAGACGGCAAAAGGTGCGGCACTCAAACGCTGGTTCAAAGAGGACTGGAAAGATGTGCGTACTGGTAAGGCTTGCGGACGCAAAGAAGGGGAAAAGCGCGATACGCCGTATTGCAGACCGACAAAGAAGGTCTCTAGCAAAACCCCAAAGACGAGTGGCGAGATGAGTTCTTCCGAGAAGAGCAAGAAGATCGCGGAGAAAAAACGATTAGGCCAACCTGCAGGGAAACCACGGCGGGTGTCGGCAGCGAAAAGGCGTAAGTCATGACGACATCAGGCACAACAGCGTTCAACATGGACTTCACGGAGATCGCCGAGGAAGCATGGGAGCGTGCGGGCCGTGAGATGCGTTCTGGTTACGACTTGCGCACTGCTCGTCGCTCCATGAACTTGATGACTATCGAGTGGCAGAACCGTGGGATTAACCTGTGGACAATCGACTCTGGCGAGATCAGCCTTACTCAGGGCACCGCACAGTACGACCTGCCCGCCGACACCATTGACCTACTAGAACAAGTTATCAGGACTGGTAGTGGGTCACAGCAGCAGGACCTAACGATCTCGCGTATCAGCGTAAGCACATATGCGTCGATCCCCAACAAAACAAACACTGGTCGGCCCATTCAAGTCTGGATCGAGCGCCTGCGTGACAACCCACGCATCAACGTATGGCCAGTGCCTGAAAGCAACGATTACACGTTTAAATACTGGCGTATGCGCCGTATCCAAGACGCTGGCTCTGGGGTCCAAACCGCGGATATGAACTTCCGCTTCCTCCCATGTTTGGTCGCGGGGCTGGCGTACCACATCGCTATGAAAGTGCCGGAACTCGGCGAGCGTATTGGTATGCTGAAGCAAGTATACGAAGAACAGTTTGAGATCGCGGCTGGCGAAGACCGTGAGAAAACCCCAGCGCGGTTCGTACCGCGGATAGGGAGGTACTGATGACCAACCGGTTTGCATCGGCACAGAAGGCACTAGGAATCTGCGATGTATGCGGGTTTCAGTATCCTTTGCGCCGTATGCGCAGTTTGATTGTCAAGAACCGTGATACGAACGTCAAGGCGTGCCCAGAATGCTGGGAACCAGATCATCCACAGTTGCGTCTTGGTGAGTTTCCTGTGGATGACCCGCAAGCAATCCGTAATCCGCGCCCTGATAGCGCAGAATACGCCCAAAGTAGAGCACAGATCATGCCTGTACGTCCAGTGGTAGGTACTGGGTTTATCGGACAGGTTACTGTAACAACTTCGTAGGAGTTATAAACTATGTCAAACTGTGGCACAAAGAGAATGAAGGCTGGCGGCAAAGTCGCAAACCAGTCAAAGAAAACGAAGAAGCCCGCTAAGAAAGCTGGTGGGATTAAAGTGCGCGGCACTGGCGCAGCAACAAAGGGCCTAATGGCTCGCGGACCGATGGCGTAAGACATGAACTATACCGAGCTGAAAACAAACATCGAAGACATCTGTGAGAACTCGTTCACAGACGATCAGCTCGCTATGTTCACACAGCAGGCTGAACAGAAAATCTACAACACAGTGCAGATTCCTGCGCTGCGTAGAAACGTGACGGGTAACGTCAGTTCTGGTAACAAGTACCTGTCTACGCCGAGTGACTTCCTGTACAGCTACAGCCTTGCTGTGGTTGATGGTGATGGTGACTACACCTACTTGCTGAACAAAGACGTAAACTTCATTCGCGAGGCTTACCCTAACGCGTCAGACGTTGGCGTCCCACGCCACTACGCGTACTTTGACGATAGCACGTTTATCGTAGGCCCGACGCCCAATGCGTCGTATGAAATGGAGCTGCACTATGGGTATTATCCAGAGTCCATTGTGACTGCGGGTACTACATGGCTTGGAGACGAGTTCGATTCTGCCCTACTGAACGGGGCGTTGATTGAAGCAATCCGCTTCATGAAAGGCGAGCAAGATGTGGTGGCCATGTACGAGAAATTGTATGTGCAAGCTATCGGACTGCTCAAAAACCTCGGAGATGGCAAGCTCCGCGAAGATACGTACCGTTCTGGTCAGGTACGCAACCCTGTAAGCTAAGGAGACAAAAATGGCTATCACACAGGCTATGTGCACGTCTTTCAAGCAGGCCCTTCTCGATGGTGAGATGGACTTTAGCTCGGATACGTCACAGACATTCAAAATCGCACTGTTTACGTCGGCGGCAACGCTTGGCGCGGCAACAACTGCATACAGCGTAACTAACGAAGTATCGGGTACTGGGTACACTGCTGGCGGTAATACGCTGACAATCTCAACCAACCCAACAACTTCGGGCACTACGGCGTATCTGGACTTTGCGGACACAACTTGGGCAGCGGCGACGATCACAGCACGCGGTGCGTTGATCTATAAAGCTGATGGGGTGACGAACCCAGCGGTAGCGGTTCTGGACTTTGGTTCGGACAAGACTTCTACTGCAGGTGATTTCACTATCCAGTTCCCAACAGCAGACGCATCGAACGCTATCCTGCGCCTCGCGTAAGGTAGCTAGATGGCAGATGTACTTGTCACATACAGGGGCTGGTCCTCTGGCGGATGGGGGACAACCTCATGGGGTGGCGATGTACAAATGCCGTTCGCGACAGGTGCTGTTGGTACAGTAACCGTCGTAGCTAACGCAAATGTTTACCCATCCGGGCTCCAAGCTACGGGTGGGGTTGGCACCGTCAGTGTCGTCGCTGAAGCAAATGTCTATCCGACAGGCGTAGAAGTTACAGGCGCAGCAGGCACTGTAGCAGTCATTGCCGCAGCAAATGTAGATGTAACTGGAACTTCATCCACCCCCCAGCTCGGTTCCGTTACAGTCACTGCCGGGGCCAACGTATATCCAAGTGGTCTAGAAGCTACGGGGGCCGTAGGCACAGTTAGCGTTGTTGCAGAAGCAAACGTCTATCCGACAGGTGTCGAAGGCACAGCGCAGCTTGGCGCAGTAACGGTAGCCGCAGGCGCAAAGGTCTATCCAAGTGGCCTAGAAGCAACTGGCGCAGTTGGCAGTGTTACTATTGTAGCTGAAGCGAATGTCTACCCAACCGGGGTATCTAGCACCGTACAACTAGGGGCAGTATCTACCAGTGCTGACGCCAATGTCTACCCAAGTGGCCTAGAATCCACTGGAGCGGTAGGAACCGTCTTCGTAGCCGTTGGCGCGACATTACAAGTTACAGGATTGAAAGCAACCTCAGTTCTTGGTACAGTGACAGCGAAAGCCAACGCAGATGTACTTGTTACAGGGACTGCAGCGACCGGTGCCATAGGCACCACTCTTGTCTGGGGTGAGGTGGATGATAACCAAACTCCGAACTGGCAGGGGATAACCGATACACAGGCCCCAGGATGGGGCGCTCCGCCTAGTGCACAGACTCCGAATTGGAAAGACGTAGCGTGAGTCGAGCACCTGAAACGTAACATAGACCGCATGAGGCTTAAAAATGGCAACGCAATATACTTCAGTTCTTAAACTGGCGCTTCCCGTACAAGGTGAACTTTCTGGTACATGGGGCGACGTTGTAAACGACAACATCACTTCGATGGTTGAAGAAGCCATTGCTGGCCGCGCGGTCATTGATACGTGGACGGCTAACTCACACACGCTGACGACAGCAAACGGGACGACTTCCGAATCTCGCTGCGCAATGCTTGAGTTTACCGATACAGGTGCAGCACTTACAGGTGCGGGGGAAGTTATCTGCCCAGCCCAACCAAAAATCTACATCGCCAAGAACGCTTCGGGTCAGGCGATTACGGTAAAAACTTCTGGTGGCACAGGCGTCGCTGTGCAAGATGGCGAGACTAAGTTTGTATTCTGTGATGGAACCAATGTCGTAGAAGCCGTAACCAGCATGACCACGTTGAAGGTTGGCACAGGTGTGCAGGTCAGCACAATCCTAGACGAAGATGATCTAGTATCTGACAGTGCGACAGCCTTGGCTACACAACAGTCAATCAAAGCCTATGTAGACGCACAAGTCACAGCACAAGACCTAGATTTCGCTGGTGATAGCGGCACAGGTGCCGTTGACCTAGATAGCCAGTCGCTGACTGTTGCAGGTACAGCTAACGAAGTTGAGACCTCGGCCTCTGGGCAAACTCTGACTGTCGGCCTACCTGCGGCTATTATTGTTACAACATCTGTTACAACACCGACTGTTCAGACCACAAACTT